GTAGGCTACGAGAGTTCCGCCGAGGAAAACTCTCAATTCCGTTCCGTTTATTTGTCCGTCTGTTGCTGCCATAATTTTTTATTTTTAATTTATTTATAATTATAATTCTTGCTCCTTATCTGAAGCCTCTTTTTTTGCTTTCGTTTCTTTTTTTACTTTCTTCTTTTCTTCTGTGCCATAACCATTTTCATCTAACCACTCGGCATATTCTTGAGTTACATCCATAACGCATCCTGGTTCTAAAGTTTTATGGCTATTTACTATTAGAGATTTTTTTAATGTATATTTCATTTCTTTTAATTTTGTTCAATCCAACCATTATCTGGATTGCTTATTATTTCTATTATTTCACTATGAGAATATATTTTATCCCCACTTAAAAAATCAGGAACATCTCCAATAAATTTAACTATTGTTTTAGTTCCATCTAAATTATATCTTAATGTTGCCTTTGAAGTTTCAATTACTTTTTGAAAGTCAATTGAATCAACATAGCTTTTTTCTATTATAACATATTTTTTATCCATATCTTTAGTCTGCAACATCAGCTTCAAAGTCTGTTGAAGTCATGTTAGTCATTGTCCCATCATTACTATTTGAACTATCATCTGGTATTGTTGGAAAAGTTGCAATTGAATCTCCTGTTAAAGTTCCATCTCCCATTCTCCACCATCCAATTAATCCAGTATCTGCAGCAACTGTATAAGGTAATCCTTCATTATATAAAGTTGTAACATCTGCCGCAGATAACTCTACATTAAACAAACTTACTTCATCTAAATTACCTAAGAAGTATTGTCCAGAATTTGCATTATTTCCTATTGAAGATTCAGCTGCAGTTCCCACAATTGTTGGTAAAGAAGCTGTACTATCTTTCAGAACTCCATCTAAATATAATGATAGCAAATCTCCCGCACTATCCCAAGTTACAGCTATGTGGTGCCATAATCCATCTCCTTCAATTACATCTGTTGTATTAACTGTTTTAGTAGCTCCTCCACCCCTATAATTTACTTTTAATTCATTATTTGAATGCGCATAAAATAAAGTAATTAAATTATCACTATCAATATAACTTGCAAAAAAAGCACGATTTGAAGTTGTTGTATCTAATTTTGCCCATAATGAAAGAGATCCTAAAGAATTGTTTATTACAGAACTAATCCCATCAATTGCAACATAATCATCAACTCCATCAAAAGCAGTGGAATAAATATTGTTAAATGAATTTAAAATTCTAACATCAAAATTTAAAGACTTTCTATATATACCATCCGAACCACTCATATCATCAAAAACATCATCATATCCCTGAAAATTAATTGCTTGTATATTAACTCCAACGTACAACCCATTTACTCTATCTAAAGCTGTTCTTATATAGTTTGCAAGTTTTGAAGCTTCTGCATAAGTTTTAGAATATGCAGAAACCATAACAGAAGCTTTATCTAATAAAGCTACAGAATCTTTTTGTCCTTCTGGTTCGGAATTTACATCATAAATAATAAACGGAAACTTTGTTGTTTGCTTCGCTATATTTGGAGTAATACTTGTTCCTACCAAAGAAGCTACAGCTATATTGTCGCTTAAAATTTTATATATTGCTTTTCCTATATCCATTTTAATATCCTAAGGCTCCGTATTTTTTCATTCTTCTTACATCAGCTGCAACTGCCTTTATAAATATTTTCTCAGCATCTGTAAAACCTTTTTCTAAAACAACTCCACTTGTTTGCATAAATGCTCTTTCCATCCAGTTATTAGGTTTTGACATTGATCCATCTCTGTTTCTATGTCCGTACTCCACCCAAGCGCCGTAGTAACCTCCTTTATTTTTCTGAAATTTTCCTTTTACTCTTGGGCCAATATATGCACCATGAACATGCTTATCTTTTGAGGCTCTTGTTCTATAAAATTTAACGGACTTTTTTAATGTTCCTCTTGAAATTGTTAAACTTTTGTCTGGAGGATATGACACTCCAACTCTTCCTTTTCTCTTTGAGTCTTTTCCTGAGTTATGTTTTAATAAAGGAGCTTCCCCTTCTGCAGCTTTTAGCATTGGTTTTGTAACCTTTTTCCAAAATCTTCCCCATACCAAATCTTTATTGACTCTTTTTGGAAGACCATCAAACATCTGCATTATCTCTCTAATTCCTCTTGCTTCAACTGTAACGCTCATTATTTATTATCTTTTACTTTTGTTTCTATTTCTAAAAATTTTTCTCTTCCATCTATTTCTTTAATCCCCTGTATTATATAAGTTTTGGAATCATATTCTATTCTATAAGTTCCCTGAATTGTTATTCCTAAATTCCGTACATAAAAAACAACATCTGTTCCCTGAACTTGTTCTTGAGATTCTTCTTTTCTTTTACTATTTTTCCAATCTACATGAGCCCATAAACTGTAAGTTGCATCATCATAAGTTTTAGTTTCCTCTCCATAATCATCTGTTGTATAGACTGGAGCTATAACTTCAATTCTTCTATCAAGTTGTCCTATGCTTAACATACCTGTATTTTATACTGATCTAATAAGTATTGACTTGATAAAGGAAGTTCTGTTGCTGTTCGGCCACTGATTACGCTCTGGCGGTTTTCGTACCAATTTCCAACGGTTAAAATTATTGCAGTTCTAATTCCTTCTGGAACATCTGTTGATGCAGTTCCATAACCAACTGTATATTTAACCTCAACAGCGTTTATTCTATCTGATAAATTTGGCAAAGTTCCGCCAACAGCAACCCCAATTCTTGCAGGTTTTGAGTAGTGGCCTAAAATATAATTTGAAGAAGCTAAAGTTTGCTGTGTATCATCAGAATCATAATATTTCACATGAGTAATACTTACAACTGGACTTTTATATAATGTATAAAATTCATCCCAAGTGTCGCTATATTGCGTTACTACTGTATTAATAAAATATTGATTAGTATAAATTTGACATGATTCTGTTGCAGCCAATACTAAATTATCTATTAAAGTATCATCTGTACTTACATCCACTTTAAGAAATTCCTTTGCTTGAGCTGTTGTAAAAACTGGAGTTGTTGCCGCTGTATCTACTTTTAAACTTCTATTCATTTTAAATTGGATTTAAAAAAAAAGGACTGGCTATTAAACCAGCCCTTTTAATATTAATATACTAATTATTAACTTTCAATTATATTCGCAAATGCTACTGTATTATTAACAGCGTTCCCATCTACTAAACTTGTTGCGACCAACCTACCAAGACCACTGGCCGCGTTTGTGAAGGGATCCCAGAGTAAATCCAGTCCTCCAAATTGAGCAATATGCACTCTGGAGAAATCTCCAAACATACAATGTGCTTTCCCAGCTGAACCTCCATTACCAACATTTGAACTAAAGAATCCATAATAAGAGTTTAATCTCTTATCTGCATTATCCCACAATGGAGAAACATTTGAAACTTGAGCTAATGATTTAATTGTTACATAAGCATCTTTATCAAATATGTAAGCCATTCTTGCTCCCTCTAAAGGAATATCATTCCCTAAAACAGTTGTTTCTAATCCAACAAAATCTGCAACAGTAACTCCTGTGTTTGTAGTTGCACAATCTGCAAAAATAGACTCTGGTGCATTACTCGTATCACTTGTTGCTAATAAAGCTCCTTCCAATGATGCTGCAATACTTGCCGCCATATTTCTTCTAATAGCCGCTTCTAATCCAGCATTTTGAGCCATTGCTTCTGCACTCATTTGAACAATAGAAATTAGTTTCTTTGGAGATAGTGTTAAACTTGTTGTGCCACCTGCCGCAGAAATAGTTGAAGCCGCTTCCGAAGCCCATGTAGAGCTGATTGATTGAACAATCGGGAATTTTTGGTCTGCAACAGCAGAATAATAGTTGGCTCCAGCGCTTTTAAGAACTAAATTCGCTTGTAGTTGATCCGAAAAAGACATAACCTCTGTTCCAGAAGATGCTGCAGTTTCAGCGGCTCTATATTCCAAAACGCTTCTTGGAACTGCAATCCCTCTAAATGATTGATAAGGATTTTCTCTACGTGCTTCAGCATCCATTTCTTTAACTAATCCTGATGTTCTTCCACTAATTGCTTGTTTCATGGCATCTTGAAAAGAGTAATCTCCTAATTCTTTTACTTCTTTTACTTCTATTTTTGTTCCACTAACCATTGCAGCTGTTTTTAAAGCTTCCTCTGATCTTTTAGCTCTTGTGATTTTTACATCCATTTCATCTATTTTTTGCAAAACAGAATCCATTTCAGTATTTTCCTCTTGCGTTAAATCTCTATCTTCTAATTCAGCAGTTTTTTTAAGAACTTCTAATTTAGAAATATAATCTGAACGCACTTCTTTTAATTCAATACTATTTTTCATTTTATTTCTTTTTAAATTATTTTTTTCGTTTTATTAATTCGATTTTTAGTTTCGCCAACGAACGCGCCACCAAATCCTTTTCCTCTTCTTTTATTTCTTTTTTCTCTTTATACATTGCTAAACCTCTTTGAGCTACTACTAAATCAGATTCAGCTTGACTGTATGCAGGATAACTAACAACTGATATGTCAAATAATCTATCAATCCCTGTTATAGTTCTAATATCATTTCCGTTATCATCAGTAGTCCAATCATCAGAGCCAACAGTAAACGCAAAACTTGATTGATTGAGATTACCATTTTTCATATTAATTGCAAGATCCTTCCCGTAACTGGTTTCTGGAATCTGAAAAGAATATCGTAACCCTTTTTCATCAACAGATAAATCTAAAGTTCCTGCTGTATTTCTTGCTAGAATTAATGAAGCATCATGATTAATGAGGGCTCTAACATCTGATTTATCAATTGTTTCTTGACTAATTGCAGTTGGAGATATATATTCATAAAATCCCCCCAAGTTTTCACTTCGGGAATTAAATATACTTCCATAACCAACAACGGATTCAACTCCATTTTCTTTTGTTTCAAATCTGTTTTCAATATTAAATATTCTTTTTTCCATAACTATATTATTAAATTTTTTATCCCAAATTTTTGTATTGTTTTCATCTATTACATCTTCTGTAATTTCTTCATCTTCTGTAATTTCCTCATCCGGTTCTTCATTATAATCTTCATCATCTAAATCTTTCTCATAAACTATTGTAACTGTTTTCTCATCTTCAGTAATAGAAACGATATGACGCTTTTCGTTAATATCAACTCCTGCTTCATTTGAATCAATCATATCAATAAGTTTCCCAGCTGCGTCAAAAATGGCATCAAGATTAAATCTACCCGCATATTGTCTGGTTGCTATCAACGCCTTCCTATAAACTTCGCCATTTTTGCCAAAAGGATATCCGTATCTACTCTTAGTTTCTTCCTCCGCCTCCGAATCGTAAGCTAAGAACCATCTCTCATATTCACTCCAATTATCATCCCCCAAGAGCTCGTTTCCATCTGCAGCTGTAAAATCCCAGTCTGAGTCAATATTATACTTTCCTGCTTTTGTTAAACTTACAGCATTGTCATATCCTTTGCTATTTAAGTTAGTCATATCTCTATACTCTTCATTATCTTGTTCGGCTTCCTCTTGTGAGTTATATTTACATTCTCCAGTTTCTCCCCACTTCCATTTATTATTTTCACATTGTATTGCTGGCATCTTATATGTTTTTTATTGTAGTCATGTTTAAAGGAATAAAATGTTTATCTCCATCTGCAATTTTATTCTCATCTTCTTTTGCTCTCACTTCATTTATAGATAACCAACCATTTGTAATTGCAGTTTTATAATAGTCTGATCTATCTTTAATGTTTCCTCTTAATAAAGAATTTACATTAAATTTAACATATTCTTTTCCAATGTTTGTTTTTCTAAATAGCTTGGTGTTCATCTCTAATTCTATCTTGTTTAAATAAGGCATTAAACTATATGTAACAAATTCCTGCGATTGCATCTCGATATTATTGAAGCTGGATTTTGTTAAATCTTTTAATAAATGCGGAGGTACGTTAAAGATCCTTGCAATTTCTGCAATTCCAAATTCCCTACTCTGTAAAAATTGAGCTTGATCTGGTGGGATTGTAATTGGTTGGAACTCAAGTCCTTCCTCTAATACCGCTGTTTGATTGCTTCCACTAAGAGAGGCATAGTTACTATTAAAGCTATTCCTAAGGCGGTCTATTGCCTGTTCTGATAGGCTTCTTGAAGTTTTTAACAGCCCCGACAATTTTGCGCCTGATTTGAAAAATGTTCTTGAATATTCTTCTACATCCATAGACCAACCAATAGCATTTTTACATTGTGTAATAGGGCTCATCCCCAAAATACCACTGGTTTGATTTGTTGTTCCTGTTGTTGCATTCACATTTGTAATTAATTTAAAATGTAAAATATCTTCTGCATTATAAGTTCCTTTAAATTGATCAGAACTATAATATAATCTATCATCTTTAAAGTACACAGTAACATCTTGATAATTTAATGGTAATAATTCAATTGGTTTTCCCAGTGTGTTTCTCTCTATTCTTACAAAAGAGTTACCATTCGATAGAAGATCCATCATCACCTTTTCTAAAAATGTAATTTTATTCTGATATGTATTTGGTTGGTATTTTAATAAATAAGATAAATCAGTATTTTGTTCTACTCTATCTCCATTATTTTCTTTTTTATAAACATTAAGAGGAAGAGTTGAAATACTTTCAGAAAGTAATCTCATTGCAGCCCAAACAGCTGAAAATGTTAAAGCTGTTGATGGAGAAACAGCAGTTGATGCACCAAATGGCATTGAATAATTTATGCTCCTTTGTTCTTTTGTTTCCTTTTTTTCTGAGTTGGAAAAGATGTTTTGGATTGATTGCAGTATTCCCACTATATAATTTTTTGCAATTATACGGCTATAACTATTTTTTATTATGTAACATTGTTTCCTTTATTTTTCTATCTCTGCAAACTCTGAAACTATTATAATCTGAATATTTACGTTTTCCAAATAGTTCAATATGTTCTTGTTCCACTGATTCATAAGCACTTTTTAAAGTCTTATATTCTTTTGATCTATCCCAAAACTCCCTAACAAAACCAGATGCTGAATAAATATATATCATAACATTAACAATCCTCTATCATCATAAATAGAACTGAAGCCTCCCTCAGTCATAAAACATGCAAGAGCAGAAACTAAAGCTGTTGTACCATCGATTTTTTCGGTCGATTTTTTCTTGCTTGGTTTTATATTTCCTGCAGCGTCCTCTTCCATAACAGTATTTGCAATCATCCATTTTAGAACTGGGTTGCCATCATGTATAATTTCTTTTCCTAAAATTAAAGCTTCCAATTGTTTTGATGGTGCAGATAAACTTCTAAACCCCATACCTAGCGGCTCCATTGGAACTCCCTCGTTTTGTAAATCAATAACCATTTGAGAAGCGTTCCATCTATCATAACAAATAGATTGAATTAAATATTCTTTTCCTAAGTCTAAAATCTTTTGTTTTATAAAATTATAATCACATACATCTCCAGAAGTTGCAATACAATGATTATCTCTTATCCAAGTTACATAATCAACTTTATCTCTTTCACTTCTTT